TGAAAGAAGACAAGAAACCGTTGCAGCATCAAATAGAGATAAAAGTGCCAATGGTGGTGGGGGTTAAACTATGGCAAATCAATATTTCGAAAATTTTCCAACAACTCAATACAAATTAGCTAATGGTAAGTGGATTACCATCAAAGACTTTTTTAGAAAGTCAAAGATAGACCAAGGTGCTTTACACAAAGTTATTGATTATGAATACTATGAACTACAGGATGGAGAAAGACCCGATGTAGTTGCAACCAAATTGTATGGTAACGGTGATTTACACTGGACTCTACTACTAGTCAATGAAATGGAATCATATTTTGACTGGCATAAAGACACTCCAACCTTTGAAGCATATCTAAAGGAAAAATACCCAGGCCAATACCTAACCTTTAGTAATACGTCTGATATGATTGATGAAGATGGGAAGTTCCTATTAGGAGAAGAAATTAAATCTAATACTGGTAACACAGCACATGTCATTAAAGTGGAACCTACATATAATAGAATTGGTGTTGATGGTAGAATAGACTTTATTGGTGGAGACACCATAACAGGTTCAGAAAAAACTGCAACCATTTTAAGTGCAATCAATCAAATTGATGGTATATCATACTACAAGAATGATGAAGGATTACGGTCTAACACTTTTGTAAATGGTTATACTGCAGTAACACTCTGGCAAGACGAGTTCGATAAAAACGATACAAAAAGATTAATAAAAATTATCAGACCACAATACATCCGAAGAGTTGTGCAAGAGTTTGATAAAATAATGAGTTCATAATGGCCCAAGGTAATTTTGTTGAAGGTGGGTTTTCCATCGAAGCATTCACACTAATCAATCAACATGGAGAGTCAGTTGTTATTGATGCTTTGACTGTGGGTGTAACCTTATACGAATCGATATTCTCAAAGTTCTGCTCAGGTCAAGCATCTATTCTTGATGGCTTAGACATATTAAAGAACTACAGATTTACTGGTCAAGAATATATTCGTATATCTATTAAACAGAAAGAAGGATTTGATGAAGAGGCTGCAAAGGAATTTACGATTGACAAGTCATTTAGAGTTTATAAAGTAGAAAACGTTCAGAGACCTAAAGAGAGTACACAAACATTTGTTATGTTCTTCTGTGACCCTAGACAATTTTATGTAAACAAAAAACGATTGAGTAAAACCTTTAGGGGTACAAAGGGTCAAATGCTACAAGATGCATTATTAGATGAAACACATTTCTATCCCGAAGAGTTTGACTTATGGGAAGAGACTACCCCAGCAAACCATCAATTCATTTGTCCTAACTGGACAGTTAATCGATTTATGGATTGGTGTATCACCACCTCTCATTCAGAAAAAAGTGATGGGTGGAGAAACTCTATGTTTTTTTATCAAACACTTAATGGTGGATTTAGATTCGGGTCAATTGATGGAATGTTCCAAAGAGAGTTTCCAGTTGAGTTTTCATTTAAACCAACATCTGCAGATGTGGACACACATGAAAAAGATTTGAATGCTCCAGGCGGTCTTAATAGTAGAATTCTAAGTTACTTCAAACCACAATTGATGGATACTCTTAGTGCTATGATTGGTGGTGCATATGGTGCCTCAATGAAAGTCTATGACCCAGTTAGAAAATTGGAAGAAGATGTGATTTATGATTACAAGGAAACCATGGCAAGAGGAACACATCTTTCTGGCTTCCCACTTATCGTAACAGATGAAGATGAAGTTAGTCTATCTGCTCACAACCAATCAGATGATAGGACATCACCCGATACAATTGAAGTAGATGTAGACCTTGCAATGAATAAAGAATTCAAAACTATCGTAGATTATACTTACACATCAAACCACACATTTGATAATGCAGATTCCATTGCAACAGATGAAGTCTTCCAAGGAATTAAAAACAAAGACAATGCAAAACTAGAGAGAAGAGCATTACTAGAAATTCTTGAACAACATAAGATGATAGTAACCATACCATTGAGAACCGACATCTCTGCTGGAACGGTTATTAAATTAAAAATTCCAGGCGCAGAAACATTGGATGGTAATGTAAGTAGCAATCTAAACGATGACAGGTATTTGATTACGGACATGAGCTTAAATTTCGAACCAGCAGCTGCTTCGGGTATAATGCATTTAGAGTGTGTTAAAGAAAGTTACACAATGGAAATAGCAGATGCGCCGGGCATAGAATCAAGTGACAAAGCAGTGAAGGAGACATAATGGATTATTTTTATGGTATAGTCGAAGACAGACAAGACCCTCTTATGATAGGTAGGGTTCGTGTACGTATACACGGAATACATACCGACAACAAACAGTTAATTGCAACACCCGATTTACCGTGGTGTCAAGTAGTTCTTCCAACCACTGCAGCTGCACTTTCGGGTATAGGAACTCAACACGGACTTATAGAAGGTTCTACAGTATTTGGTTATTTCAGAGATGGTGATTTAAAACAAGACCCTATCATACTGGGAACAACAGCAGGTATCCCTCAAGTGGGATACAAAGAATCTGTTACAGACGAACTTATTAGTAGGGCAACTGATAGAGGGTTCAATGACCCTAGAAAGTTAACCGTAGAAGATTACAATGATACATCCGATGGGCCCAATCCAAAACAGGATGTTAGAAGAGGGTTTGGTTTAACGAGTGCATTAGATACTGCACCCAAAGAACCCAAAACAATTGACATCAAGTATGATGCAACAGGTTCAACCATTGAAGAGACAGAACTAACAGAAGATGATTTGCCTTTCTATCCATTATACACCGACCAATCTGATTTGTCAAGTTTTGCAAGAGGTGTATCTAAAGAGGGTACTCTTTATGAGCATAAACTATCAGACAACTTAGAAGGATTCTTAGATAGTGCAGAAGCACCAGTCTACCCATACAACAAAGTTACAGCAACAGAGTCGGGTCATCTAATTGAAGTTGATGATACTCCAACTGCAGAAAGACTAAACATACATCACAGGTCGGGAACATTCCATGAGATACATCCCGATGGGTCAGAAGTTTCTAGAATAGTAAATGACCACTATCAAGTAGTGTGTAAAAACGAGAGCATTTTCATAGCTGGTAATGCAGACATAATCGTAGAGAAGGGTAATGTAACTATCAATGTGAATACAGGAAATGTACACACAACAGTAGCAGAAGGAAATGTAACAACAGACATATTGAAGGGAGACATGACCACGACAGTATCAGAAGGAAATGTTCTCACAACCGTATCAAAAGGTAATGTCAATCTAGATGTGACCGAAGGTAACGTAGATGCACAGATAGGTGGAACACTAAATGCAGATGTAGTGGGTAATACAACATTCACTTCACCAACTACAAAAATGACTACAAATCTAACAGTTGACGGTACGGTTCATATCACTGGAGCTCAGACTAATAAGAAATCTATAGTTGCAGACGGAGAGATACAAACCCTACAGAATAATAAACCTAAACTTTCAACTCATACCCACAAAACAATATCTATGGATACTGGTCAAGGTACGAATGCTGGTAAAAAGAATGAGTCAGAAAAACCAAGTTAGTAATAAGTAAGCGAGTATAAATAGATATATGTCAGACCAACTAGTAAATAACGGAAAGACCGTTGCAAACAAAAACATACACTCTGATATGGATATCACTATGAGAGCTCATCCAGTCACAGGTGATGTAACCATTAAAACGGATACGGATGCAATACGTAGAGCAGTAAGAAACATTGTTCTAACCAACAAATATGAAAGACCATTTAAACCAAACTTTGGTGGGTCTATCAGAAACATGTTATTCGAATTAGATACCGATAGAAAGGTACGTAGAATGAAAAGAGTCTTAGCAGATACTATAGAGAAGTTCGAACCAAGAGTCTCAAATGTAACTATAAAATTTGATGATGTGGATGACAACAATATGGATGTAACAGTATTCTACAACATTAACGAGGGTGTTCCAAATAACGATTTGACATTCACAGTAACAAGGGCACGATAAGATGGCAACAAACAGTTCACAAATAAATGTAACAGATTTAGATTTTGATTCAATTTCAGATAACCTAAAGGGATATCTAAAAGGTCAGTCTCAATTCAAAGATTATGATTTTGAAGGGTCAAACATGTCAGTCTTGATTGACCTTCTCGCATATGCATCTCACATAGGTGCAATCAATACAAACATAGCAGCTTCGGAATTATTCCTAGACTCTGCACAGATGAGAAAGAATGTAGTATCTCGTGCAAAGGATTTAGGATTCATTCCAGCGTCTGAATCAGCCTCTGAAGCAACAATTGATGTTGCATGTAGTGGAGTTAGAAATGCAAATGGTACTTCTCCAACTACAGCTGAAATGCAACTATTGAGAGGAACAGTTTTTCAGACAGTGTATGATGGAACTAACTACGATTTTGTAGTATCATCAACAGTAAGACCTAGCCAGAATGGAACTACTTACAATTACACGGACGTAAACCTTGTACAAGGAACTTATGCAACAGACATTTTTGTTTTTGATAATCAAATTGCAAATTCAAAGTTTGTACTTAGTAATGCAAGGGTAGACAAATCTAAATTGAGTGTTGTAGTTACAAGTGGTGGTTTATCATCTAACTATGCTTTATCAACAAACATCTCTGCAATTACAACATCGAGTAAAGTATACTATACCCAAGAAAACGAAGAAGGTTATATTGAATTATACTTTGGTGATGGAGTTCTTGGTGCTAATCTCAAAGATGGGGATTCGATTGCAGTGACATACATTGTAGTAGATGAAAACCATGCAGATGGTGCTAACTTATTTACAATGGTGGGTGGTATCAATGGTTTCTCAGATATAAGAACAACTAGAGTTATTCCAGCTACAGGTGGTGCAGAGAAAGAGTCTATAGATTCTATCAAGTTTAAAGCAACGAAGTTCTATACATCTCAAAACAGACTGGTAACACTGAATGACTACAAAGCAAAGGTCAGTGAGTATTATCCGAATGCAGATGCAGTTGCAGTATGGGGTGGTGAAGACAATGACCCACCCGAATATGGTAAAGTGTTTATTGCACTTAAACCTAAGAACGCAGACTACTTATCTGATACAGAGAAGAAGTTAGTTCAAAGCAAACTCAACAAACTAAACATGTTGACTGTTAGACCTACTATCATCGATGCAGACATAGTCAAAATTTTAATCACATGTGTATTCAAGTATAACGAGAATGCAACTCAATATTCTAACGGAGAATTGGTAACACTAGTAACGAGTGCAATTAACACATTCGATAATACTAATCTTGCAAACTTTGATTCAGTGTTCAGACATTCAAATCTTGTTAAGTCTATCGATGAAACAGATGGGTCAATACTATCTAATACATGTAATATCAGATTAAGGAAAGCAACTACTATAAAGACTGGACAAGAGACTGGTTATTTAAGTGCTTTCGGTAATGCATTATACAATCCAAACAGTGGATATAATGCAGCGGGTGGTGGTATCACCCAAACAACAGGTTTCTATACTCAAGGAGATACAGTTAACGTTCATTATTTCGATGATGACGGTAAGGGTACTCTTAGACGGTTCTACTTATCAAGTGGGGCCAGAGTTTATTTGGATAGTGCAGCTGGTACAGTGGATTATCCGAATGGGAAAATAACAATCAATGCCATCAATATTACCTCAACGGTCAATACTGATTCAACGATTGATTTCACAGTTATACCAGCAGGTAATGATGTGGTTGCAACACTAGGTAATCTAGTGGATATCGACCCAACAGATGTTAGTGTAACAGGTGAAGTAGACACCATTGCAAGTGGTGAGTCAAGTGCTGGTGTTGGATACAAATCCACATCATCCTCGACATATTAATTATGCATAGAGTGGTCTAAGACTGTAGGTTCAGTGCTTAGAGTAGCATTCCTCGAAAGAGGTTTTAATTAAATTAGTCAATTTTAGGAGAAATAAAAATGGCAGATAAGAAAATAACAGCATTAACAGCAGTTGCCGATTCAGAAATCGGTGCTGATGATTTATTGCACATTGTAGACAACCCAGGCGGAACTCCTGTAAACAAAAAGATGACCATTGGTCAGATGTTTGAAAACATTCCAACTCACATAGCGATAGATGATATTGCTACATTGACAGCAACAGCATCAAACCTTGCATCAACTTTTGCAACGTTCATTGATGGAACTGCATTCAGTGGTGATGTTGAATTCACTTTGGATAACGGAACAGACGTAGGTCAGTTAAAAATTATCCTACTATCTACTGAACCAGCTTCAACTCATAAAGCTCAGATTCAAGTTGCTTCTTGGGGTTACTCCACAGATACAACTCTTCAGATTCAGATGGATACTCGTGGAGAGTCAGTTCTACTTATGTGGAATGGTACTGCTTGGTTTGTTGTGGCAAAGAATGGTGCAACTATAACTTAAGGTTAAGCTAAAAATATGTCACACCAAGAATTTTCAATAGATAAACTAAGTCATAGACTACCTTCATTACTTCCCGAGTATTTGAAGGAAGAGTCTCCGATGTTTGAGGCTTTCCTCAATGCATACTTTGAGTATCTAGAAGCAGAAATCTTAGTCTTCGAAGTCAGTAATAAATCTGATTTCAGTAAGAGTGACATAGATGGTATTTTAAATGAAGACGGTACAGGTTCCATGTTATTGGAAACTGCTACCGTCTCGCCATCACCCGACCAAGAAAGTTCAAAAGTATTATACAATGGTTATGATGATAGCACAAATGCATTTACCGACCCATATAAAGTTGGTGAATACATTGTAGGTAGCACAAGTAAAACTGTTTCTAAAATAACAGTTATTAATAATAACACATTGTATCTACAAACAATATCGGGAACAGGTTTTGCCAAGGGTGAAATCATTAAAGGACGAGAAGGTGGACGAGAAACTTCCGTTGTTTCATATAAAGAAAATACAATTCTCGCAAACAATCGACTATTAGATTATTCTGATATCGACCATACAACGGAAGATTTTTTAAATTACTTCCAAACAGATTTAGCACCAGCTTTCGATTTGGGTCTCACAATGAACAAGAGACTCACAATCAAAAACATCAAAGACCTATATCAACAAAAGGGAACAGAAGACTCATTAAAATTCTTGATGAGACTTCTATATGGGGACGATGCCGAGGTGCGTTACCCCTACAACGAAACAATATTTGCATCTGATTCAAACTACTCTCAAGAAAGAAGAGTAAATGTCAAGATGGATAAGGAAGGTAGACTTCCAGTTGCTACAGATAAAATTGTAGAATACAAAGATGCCACTAGAACTACAATTCAAGCTGAGTCAGTTGTTGAATCCGTATATGTTCTTGACCTCAGCAACGATGAATTTTCATTACAAATTACAGACAATCACAAAGGAACATTTACTGCTGGTGCAGCGGTAGAGTTAGTCGATAGAGATGGTGTGACCATCGAGACTGGGGTACTTCAAGGTCTAGTACATTCTATAAACCACGATGCATCTTCAACTTATGTTGGTGTGGACTCAGAAGATGGTAGTATACTAACCGAAACTGGTGACAACGCATTATTAGAAGACGGTGGGTTAATTTTAAAAGAACCTGTAGACTTTGACCTATTATGGGAAGATGGCAGTGGTGTACTGCTTGAAGGTGGAAATGCTGGTTCCATGTATAGTAATGCTGATAAGATTAACTTTATCGGTGCAAAGGACAACCTAGACAGTGTAGAATGTGTAACCAACGTAAGTGGGTTGTCACTAGGTGGAGTTGAAAGAGTATTTATTGAAACTGGTGGAACGAACTACGAAGGTGGAGAGATGGTTGTCTTTGATAACTTTGCCACAGGTGGTTCGGGCGCAGCTGGTGTTTTAGGGTCAGTGGGTGACGAAGTCATTCAAGAAAACCACGAAACTTTTGGTCAGTACGAGTTCATTGCAATTGCAGACCAAACACTTTTCAATGGAAATGATATCCATGGAAAGAGCCTATTCTTTAATGATAACTTCATTAAGGTATTTAAAAATGGTATAGAAAGAAAGGCTAATACCTCACATACAGTTCATGACTACTCACACAAAAATGATAGAGTAGTATTTACAGAACCATGTTCTGCTGGTGATGTTATAGAGATTGTCATTGAATACTATAGAATAGTATACGAAGACGGTAGAGCAATGAACTATAATACTACCGATGGAAGAATCAGAGAAGTTCTTATTTCAGACCCTGGCGCTGGTTATCACACTCTTCCTAAAGTATATCCAGGCGGGTATATATTCCTTGACGATGTTAGTGCATTTGTTGAAGGTGAGCAGTTATCTCAGATACAAGACTTTAGTATAACTGCTACAGGAAAGATTTTAGAAATAGATTTACGTCTAAACAGAATGACTATTCTTAGGGATAGTACTCATACTGGTGTGTTCGTAGAGGGAGCTCCAATCGAAGGTAACACCTCTGAAGCAACTGCAATTATTCGTAATCAAAATGTTTCAACAGGTAACGGTGCAAAAATGTTTACCTACTCATCAACTATTGGTGCAATTGAAAAGTTAAACATTCTAGACCAAGGTAATAGATTTACTTCAGACACAGTCGCAAGTCCTACATCAACTTTCCCTATGATGATTACAACTCCAACATCCTCTCTAAACCAAGGAGAAAAAATTGTTGGTGACATTTCGGGAGCAACTGCTGAAGTTATTAGTTACGACCAAGACAGACACGTTCTTAAGTATACAAATTTAAAGGGGTCTTTTCAAAACAACGAAAGGGTTGCATATGCCAATGTAGATTCATTTGAAGTAATGTATGATGACCCTTATAATGGTCGTGGTACGTTTGGTGGTGAAGGTGTTGTACAAGAACATTTCATTGGTGACAAGTCTTGGTTAGATGCTACAGCAGCCAACATACATGATAGTCATAGATATCAATCACATTCTTATATAGTTAGAGTTGGTGAATCTATCAACAAGTGGAGAAGTGTAGTTAAAGATTTACTACATCCAGCTGGTCATATATTCTTTGGTGAAGTTGCAATCCAAAAGGTTGTAAAAAGTACAGACATACCCGAAGGACGTTTTTCAGACGAAGACCTCAATCCCGAAAACCGAATGGGTATCATATCAACTACATTCGTGCCTATGGTTATTATGCAGTTGCACCCAACAGACAATGTATTGTTGGAAACTTCAGATAGAAATAATGAAAACCACTTGGCCTTGGAAGACGGTCTTCCAGTTGATAACGAATTATATACCACATCAAATATACATCTACTAGAGAATGAAAACTCTAGAGATAACTTTGCCCACTTCTCTAAACAGACACTTAAGCAATTACAAACCTATCTTACAGATTACATGGTTCTTGAGACACAAGAAGATGGTAAGTTATATGAAAACAATAATATCCTATTAGAGGATGGTTTTAAAGTTATCAACGAACTAGCAAGACCCGAAAGTAAAATTACGGATGCAAGATTTATTGCTCCTGCTAGAATAAATGACCCAATAACATTCTATGTGGATGCTGGGTCACCTGAGCCAGATGGAGTCTTAGATGCTTCATCCATATTGCATCATACTAGATTACAGGCTAGACACGTAAACATTTTTAAAATTGTTTCTAAGTCTGAACCACTGCAAAGAAAAACAACAAGAACTGATACCAATCCTAAACACGCTCATGTAAATGTTACAGTCAGTGGTGGTAGATTTAAAATGGACTTAGCCGATGAAGCAGGTGCAATTCAAATCAAACAAGGATACAACTACTACTTTACGGTTCCTAAAACTCATGTACTAAAATTCTCAACAACCGCAGATGGAACTCACGGTGGTGGTACCATTTATACAAGTGGTGTTATAAACTACACACACAATAATTCAGCTGATTTATATAACATGACTCATTTGATTGTAGATGGTACAACACCTTCTACTCTTTACTATTATTGTACATTACATGCTGGAATGGGTGGAAGAGCTGCAAAAAGTGTTCCTTCATATGATACGGTATTATCTTTATATCCAACAGATGCTTATGGAACTCACGTAGAGATATCGGGTATTGGTGGTAATATGAACAGTAATATCTATGATACTGCTGGAAACCTTATCACATTACCAACAAGAACGTCTTTAGATGGTAAAGTACAGACTTCAATACAAACACTCAGTGATGAAAGGTTAGTATTGGAAGATGGAGACAAGATTGTACAAGAACAGATTGATAACTTCATGAGAATGGAACCTACCCATGCACAGAATACAGCTGCAGAGGAAGGAGACTTCATTCAATATGAAGATGGAACAATCATGTTCTTGGAAGATGCAACCACCTCTAGAGAAGAAGAGTATTTTGTATCAGAAAGAACTCAGTCTTATGCAAGAGCAGAACAGAATTATGGTTTTGGAACAACATTAAGACGACTAAATATGTTATCAAGTCAACAATCATATGACATATCGTATTATCTAAAAGACGAGAGTGATGATGGTATCATCTTAGAAAATGGCTATGGAAACGTAATGGTGGAAACACCTAAATATGAAGGACTGAGAATATCATCCTTTGATAACTACTTCCCAAATAGATATTCAGATGAATATGAGAAGAGTTATGCAAATAAAAGAACAAATTTGACCTATTCCGCTTATGTTAAGTCGGGTTAGTGTTATAAATAGTATTATATAATTTCGGGAGAGAAATAAAAATGGCAGCAATAATCACAGAGAAGTTTCGTACACATAACGCGAAACAATTCAAAGAGGACTTCTCATCAGCAGAAACTTCCTCTTCAACTTATATATTCATAGGAAGGTCATTTGCATGGCCAAACGATGCAGTACCTACAGACCCAACTAATTCAGTTGGTGAAGAGTTAGACGCATGGTCAGACATGATTGCACTAAAGAAAGTGCCTACTGGCGATGTAACTCATGGTTTAGTTAGATATAACTGGACTGCAAACACAACTTATGACGAATATCAACATGATGTAGGTGCAGTTGGGAACAACTCAACAGCAACTAGTGCATCAAACGTTTACGATTCTAGATTTTATGTGATGACAGAAGACTACAACGTGTACAAATGTATCAGAACAGGTAGAAGTTCAGGCGGTGCTGTCGTTGCCTCTACTGTAGCACCTAGTGGTACATCTTCAACTGCAATTATTGAAACTGCTGATGCAGACGCGGGAACAGGTAGAGGATACAAATGGAAATACATGTATTCAATCTCAGCTTCAGACGTAATCAAATTTGTAACTAACGACTTTATCCCAGTTAAAACAATTGGAGCTCAAACCGAAATATTTGGAACAGGTGAGAACGGTGGATTAGGAACCGTTGCAACAAATGATAGTACAGCACAATGGGATGTAGAAAATGACTCAGTAGATGGTGCAATCTATCATGCAGTAGTAACTTCAGCAGGCAGTGGTTATACCGATGGAGATGGTACATACGAAAACGTTGTAATCGATGGAGATGGTACAGGTGGTAGATGTTCAATACATGTATCCAGTGGTACTATCACACACGTAACAGTTACAACACCAGGCTCTGGTTACAGACGTGCAAGTGTAGACATTGCAGCAGCAGTAGCTGGTGGAACTGGGGCAGCAATTAAAGTCATCCTTTCACCAATCATTGGACATGGTGCAGACCCAGTAGAAGAACTAGGTGGAAACTACATTATCATCAACTCTAGATTTGAGTTTGGTGAAGGTGGTGGAGATTTCCCAACAGACAATGACTTCAGAAGAATCGGATTAGTACAAGACCCATTCAAAAAGGGTACAACAACTATTGGTTCAGACCCTTCTATGACAGCATATTCACAAATGACTTTATCAAGCACAAGTGGTTTATCACCCGATGATTTAATCATGGATGCATCTTCAGACGGAGTTGGAGTAGCAGTTTCTAGAATAGTTTCTATAAACGGAGTAGTTGTATCTCACATACCTGTAGCAAACAGTGAAGGTGGTTATGCAAACTTTGCTCAAGCAGACGTAGTTTACAAGAGTGGTTCAAACATTGGTACGGTGTCTTCAGTTAACGCTGCACACCCCGAGGTTCAAGCTTACTCAGGCAACATCATGTACATCGAAAACCGTGGTGCTGTTTCAAGAGCTGCAGACCAAATCGAAGATATTAAATTAATTATTGAAATGTAATACTGGGGAGTAATCCCCTTTACATTTTCATACCAAGGCTAAAAGACTATGGCAGAGAAGACAGACTTAAATATATCACCTTATTATGACGACTATTCCGAAGATAAGAAATTTCATAAAGTTCTTTATAGAGCAGGCCGTCCTTTACAAGCAAGGGAATTAACACAGTCTCAGTCAATTCTACAAAACCAAATTTCTAGACTTGGAGACCACTTCTTTGAAGAAGGGACTATCATCCAAGGCGCACAAGCAAACATCGACATGGAAGTTTTCTTTGTCAAGGTAAAGGCTTCAAATCCTAACCCACTTGGTGATACTGCAGTAGAAACTTATAGAGAATCATTTCATAATAAGTATGTCAGAGGACAAACTAGTGGAGTGGTTGCAAAGGTAGTAACAAGTACAGCAGAAACTACAGACGATAAACTAACATTATTTGTTAGACCAGTACAACAAGGTACGAATGAAAGTAATGACTTCTTGTTCTCAGCATCAGAAACTTTAGAACTAGTTGGTTACAATTCAAGTGGTACGGTTACTGCAGATTCAGCTTCTCATAATGATTTCGAAATTCAACCAATATCAGAAAAACCTTTAGGTAGAGCATCAATTGCAGAGATATCAGAAGGTGTTGTATTTGTAAGAGGATTTTTTACAAAGGTCGATAAACAGATAATTCTGTTAGAAAAATACAATGGAGCTCCATCTTTCAAAGTAGGTCTAAACATCACCGAGACATTGGTGACCTCATCTGCAGACCTTTCATTATTAGACAATGCAGCAGGTTCCTCAAATGAGAACGCTGGTGGAGCAGACAGATTACAGTTTAATCTAGTACTAGGTAAACATACCTTAGATTCAGTGTTGGGTACATCTTTCGTTGAATTAACAAGAGTAATCCAAGGTGTTATAACACTCAAGATTGATAAAACAAAATATGCAGAAATAGAAAACACTCTTGCAAGAAGAACCTTCGATGCAAATGGTGACTTCGTTGTAAATCAGTTCACTGCATCTACAAGACAACATTTAGATACTGGTGAGAACTTAGGGTTTTATGCAAAAGGAAATGGTGGAGACGATGATAAATTTGTATTCATGGTGTCGCCAGGCAAGGCTTATGTAAGAGGATATGAGATTGATAAAGTTGGTACAACAACTCTAACCATAAACAAAGCAAGAACAACAGAATCATTAAATAATGTATCAGCACCCATTAGATTAGGAAACAAATTACGAGTATATAATGCTCATGGTCTACCCGAGTTCGGTAATGAAACTGGACAGGATACTATCGACCCACACAATCCAGTACTATTGTATGATGGATTAAAAGCAACTTTAGGTATATCAGACACAGATGCTACATCATTATCTTCAACTGGAAATATTGGTACTGCAAGAGTTAGAAACGTAGACCATGTCAGTGGTGTAGACACAAATGATGTCTATGGTACAGATACATTATTCAATCTGTATATGTTCGATATCAAGATGTTCACTAAAATTACTGGAACACAGACAAATACATTTACAGCAGGTGATAAAGTCACTGGTAGTGTAAGTGGTGCAAGTGCTATAGTTCATCACATTGAAGGAAGTGGTACCACAGCAGGACTATTTGTTCATGATGTACAGGGTGCATTCATAACTGATGATGCAATAACAGCAGTTGGTCAAACCAGCAATGCAACAATTACTGCAGCCAATAATACTGCAGTTAGAGCATACAACATTGACCGTGCAAGGTCAGTTGCCCAATTACCAAACGTTACTGGTAGAGAAATCTTTACTGGAGATGTCTTCTTAGATTCAGACCAAGTTCTAGCTGGAACAATTACAATGGATAATAGCACTACCGTTACAGGTTTTGCAACTCAGTTCATAAAAGAATTAAAAGAAGGTGACCAACTATTAGACCAAGCAGGTGCAGTTAATACCATTGCTTCAGTGGAAACAGAAACAAGTTTAACTTTGACCTCTGGCGGTACAGACTCATACAGTGGTAATGCAGTTCGAAGACGTGCAAAACTGATTGACCAAAACCAAACTGCAAACATCCATGCATGGCCAAGAGATTGGGTTAAAACACACAGCCCAGATTTTGTTACAGTAAGAAGACAGGTCACTAAATTAGTTTCCAGTGGTGGTTTCAGTATCACTACTAATGCTGGAGAAACATTCGGTGCAAGAAACACAGACAATTTTGCAATCTCAGTAAGAGAACCAGCAGGTGGTTATGCAGCTGGTGATGTACTAAACATCGAAGACTTGAGTCCAAATATAACTACAAGTGGTTCAACAGAAACATTGGCATGCACCGTTGCATCATCAAATAACAATGCAGTTATTGATGTAACTTACACAGTTACTATCTCAGACCCGACTGCAAGAGGTAAAGCATTATCTCAAGCAAGATGTCTTAAAGTAGGGAGTCCTAGAACTTCAAATGGGTTCTACGGAACTGCATACGATGATAAAGATATCACATTAGGTGTTGCAGACGTACATAAGATTATTGCAGTATACGAAGGTGTTGACGGAACACCAATCACACCTAACGGTGTTATTACCACATCAAGTGGTACGTTTGTTAATTATGAAGAACTCATAGGACAAACATCGGGCGCAAGAGCAATACTCATTAACAACGGTGGTGGTAATGCATCATATTGGTATTATACATCTAAAGACGGTGCAACATTCGTTGGTGGTGAAACAGTAGTAGGACAGACATCCGTTGCAGTTGGAGTTTTAGGTGCAACTATTAGTCAAGGTTCACCCGACATTAAAGATAGATACTTCTTTGACAATGGTCAGAGAGATGGTTTTTATGACTTATCAAAAATGACATTGAAGCCTGGGCAACCAACACCTAACGGCCCAATCATGGTATTGTTCGATTACTTCAGAGTATCGGGTGGTGGTGACTTCTTTGATGTATCCTCATATTCAGCAATCGATTATTCTCAGATTCCAGTTTACTCTCCAAACAAAGTAGACTTGGGTGGTTTAGAACCCGATGGAACATTTGAACTTTCAGATTGTCTAGACTTTAGACCAGTGGTAGGTCAGATTATTGGTACAACAACATTCGGAACAAACAATTCACAAGACCCATCAAATCCAATTGACTTATCAAACTCTACTAGTGGAGCAGTGTATGCACCATTTGGTTACGAGACTGGTCGTTCTTTCTTAGGTGCAAGAACTGGTATCTCCGAAACAAATGCTAACGCAGTGGACGTTCCTGTTAGTGGAACATCTCTTAAAGGTGACATCTCATTCTATGTTCCAAGAATTGATAAAATCTTTTTACATAAAAAAGGTAAGTTTGAAATATCTCAAGGAACACCAGCATTGTCACCGACTAAACCAGCAGGGTTAGACGACTGTATTCAATTGTTCGAAATTAGAGTCCCAGCTTATACTAACAAGTTAAAAGACATACGAGTAAGAAGCTTCGACCATAGACGATATACCATGAAGGATATCGGTAAGATACAAAACAGAGTTACTAACCTTGAAAGAATTACATCTCTTTCTCTATTAGAAAAGGATACTCAAACAAAACAAATTTTAGATGCAGATGGTTTCGACAGATATAAGTCAGGCTTCTTAGTAGACAACTTTAGAGGTCACAAGATTGGTGATGTAAACCATCCCGACTATAACTGTGCTATTGATACTGGAATGGGTATGTTAAGACCTAAGTCATTCACACAGTTCTTTGGTGTTACACAGAACGAAGGTGCATCATCAAACTATCAGAAAACTGGTGATATAATTACTTTACCATATGATGAAGTTAGTTATGTGAACCAAAATAAAGCATCACGTTCAATAAATGTTAACCCCTATCATGTGTTTGCATTTATTGGTAATATTAAGTTATCACCCGATACAGATATTTGGCAAGACACAGAAAGACTGCCTGAAGTTACAGTAAACAGAGAGGGTAACTTTGATGCAGTAATGGCTGAAAATGCTAATGCATTGGGAACTGTATGGAACTCATGGCAAACAACATGGGTCGGAGAACCTACTACTACATCTACAGAAGTACAAGCAACTTCTAATGGTTCATGGAGTGGAGACCCACTACAAGGTGGACAATGGGTTGCTGGGTTACAGATTACTAGAGAGATTACAGATACACCCGAAATTCAAACAAGAACTGGTGTAACAACTACAGTTGTTGAAGATTTAGTAGAAACAAGAAATGATAGAGTAGTATCAATGTCTTTGATACCATTCATTCGTGCAAAGACTATTGAAATTGATGCAACCAACTTGAAACCAAATTCAAACCATTACTTCTACTTTGATAACATAATGGTAAATAAATATGTAAGACCTTACAGTGCAGCCTATTCACAAGATAGTGGTACGACTACTGCATCTCACCTTAAAACAGATGGTAATGGAAGACTAAGAGCTTATTTTGAATTGCCTAATACTGCAGTTCAAAGATTCCCAACAGGTACAAGAGAGTTGAGAATTACATCAAGTTTCTATAATATGGCAAACCCTTCTTCACAGGGAACCACATTATATACTGCTCAAGGTATCTTACAAGCATCTCAAACAGAAGTTATCTCTACAAGAAATGCAAGAGTAATTAGAGAAGACCGTTCATCAACAAGAGACTTCTCAAAAAGAGGTGAGAGACTAAACTCTGAACGTCACGATACAACTGCACCCGAGTTACCACCAAGACCAATTAATGAAATACCAGTTGATAACACTCCGCCACCAAGAAACCCAACAGGGCCTATCTTTGTGCCTGGGCCTCCGATTTTAACGCCAGACCCAGTAGTTATACCAGTTCCAGACCCAATTGAGAACCCATGGGAAGAAGGCCGACGTGTGTTAGATTTATTTGAGGTTCCAAACATAGCGCCAGAGGTTGTATTTGTACCGCCAGTAATAACATTCCCAACACCACCACACGTGCCACAAGTAATGGTCATCCAAGATAGAAGAGAGATGCCTGAATTGCAACTACGTAGACCTATGGTTCAAGTAGTTAATGGTGGTAACCCAAGAGGATGGGGAGACCCACTTGCTCAATCATTCTTAGTTGACACTGTAGGTGGATTAGATTTAACCTCAATAGATTTATACTTTGCAACAAAAGATACTTTCATGCCTTGTTCAGTACAAATCAGAAACATGGTTAATGGATATCCAGGCCAGTTAGTACTACCATTCTCAGATGTTACTAAAAATCCCGATGATATTAATATATCAGCTGATGGTTCTTTAAAAACTACCTTTACATTTGACTCTCCAGTTCATTTGATAGAAGATACTGAATACTGTTTTGTTATCTATTCTAATTCAAATGAATATGAAGCATTTATTTCAAGAATGGGTGAAACAGATATAACAACTGGAGAAACTATTAGTGGACAACCATACGCTGGTTCATTGTTCTTATCACAGAACGCATCAACATGGACTGCGGAACAAACAGATGACCTTAAGTTTGATATAAAGTCTGCAAAATATCAGATTGATAAGGTTGGTAGTGTGCATTTTGAAAACGATGCTCTACCAGCAGCTAAGTTACAGGTTAATCCAATTGAAACATATGCAGACAACAAGTTAAAAGTGTATTCATACATGCATGGTTTGTATGACGATACTAGTAACAAAGATAATGTAACAATAGCAGGTGTTATTGGAGATAAACAGAATTCTGCGGTAGTAGTAACAAGTTTCTCACAGATTGGTAGTGATGCACTACCAGCAGATGGAACAATCGACTGTACAGGTGATACCCATAGTGGTGGAACAGGTAGTGGAATCAAGTGTGAAGTCATCATATCAAGTGGTGCAATTACAGATGTAAACATTCTCAAATGTGGACAGGGTTATACTGCAGCCGATAACATTACAATTACAAACATTGGAAGTTCAAATGCAGATGTAAGTGTAATACTAGGAACACCCGAAGACACTTTAGGTGGATGTCCTATTGAAGTAATCAATGCATTACATAGCACTCTTGCAGATAGAGGAATAGATTCATTTAGATTTACTCCATCTCTAGCAGGATACTCATTTGCAAGTTCTTATGCATTCGAAACAACAACAGGTGGTGGTTCGAATGTAACATCAACAAGAAACTACTACTTTGATTCATTGCACACAATGATTCCTTCAGTTAACTTGAAAGGGACAATCATTAGTGCAAACGTTCTTACAACACCTCAATATTCACCCGAAGGTATTATTGATGGGGGTGCATATACAAGAAGAACTGCAAACAGATTTGTAACATTGAATGATAATGTATTCTTTGGTTCACCATCCATCGTAGCTTCACCCGAAAATGAATCTAGAGAGATGTCATCCAGTAAATCATTTGACTTACAGTTACAGTTAATGTCATTCAACCCTAATATATCACCTATGATTGATGTTCAAGCAGCGGGTTGTCTAGGTATTGCAAACAGAATTAACAACATAGACAGTGCAGATGGTACTAAAAACAACGGTACCACAAAATCCCTTCCAGTTGGTACAGGATATATTCCATCAACAGAAGCAGAGGGTGATAATAATGCAATGGTATATGTTACAAGAAAGGTTAATCTTAAGACTCCAGCAACATCTTTAAAAGTTATTGCAGATATCTTTAGACCACCAACAACTGAACTTAAATTGATGTATAAAATTATCAAGAATGATGAAGAAACTTTACTCGATGATGTTGGTTTTGAATATTTCAACATCGATGGTTCACCCGATGTCGTCACAGAGTCAGATGCAAGGAACTTTAAAGAGTACGAGTTTACTGTAAACGATTTACCCGAGTTTAGTGGGTTTGTGGTTAAAATAGTAGGTCAAGGAACAAGTACATCTATAGTACCAGCGGTAACTGCACTTAGATGTATGGCACTTGCATAAGATGGGTATTAAAGTCGAAGGACAATCCCATCTTTATAGAGAAGAATCTTCTCATGCTATTATAAATACAGATGTAGAACAGTATAGATTACATAAAGTTAGAAAACAAAGGTTTCTAGCACAGAGAGAAGAGATAGACACACTTAAGTCTGAAGTATCACAAATGAAAGGAATGCTTCAACAATTATTGGATAGGACGTAATGGCAAAAACAGTAGACACATACTCAACTATTGAAGAGTTTAGAACGAAGTACAATGAACTGGCAGTCAATGTTGGTGATATTTCTGGCCTGAGAACAGAGAATCAAGAAACAGTTATTGATGCTCTGAATAGTTTAGAAGACAAGTCTTTCTTCTTTCAAGAGTTAATCTATACTTGTACAAGTGGCCAAACTGAATTTGGTTTGGGTACAACAATGGAAGTTGACGATTTCGACAATCCACTTAGATTAAGAAAGGATAGATTCCAAGTATTCAGAAATTCTACTCTATTATTAGAGGGTGCAGATTATTCTATATCTTCTGTTACTGGAAACGTTTATTTCAAACTATCTCTAACAAGTGGTGCATCAGCAGGTGATAAACTTGTTGTATACTCATTCACAGGTTCATACTTAGGAACATCTACAATTGGTGCTAAATCAATTGGGTTCTTTACAGAGACCGCTGCAAATACAATTTATAATAATAACGATAGTGGTGTTATTATAAATGGTAACTATGCAGATGCAGCCAACAGGGTAACAGCTCTTAGTGGTGGAAACACAATTGCAATGTATGGTCAAACATTGCATGATGGAAACTTTACAGTAGACACTGGACATACAATCACTGCACCAACCTTCACCGATTCAACAGCAACGATTACAGGCGGTGTGGGTACAGGTTTTAGTTCTATCACCTCAACAATATTCAACGGTAATCTAAGTGGTACAACTGCAGTTTTAACTTCAACGGTAACTGCTGGTGGAGACATTACTTCATCTACAGACATAATTGCTGGTAGTGAATTCGTAATCGGAAGTGCAAGAGTAGATGAGGCCGAACTAGAAATACTAGACGGTGCAACTTTATCTACTACAGAGATTAACTATCTTGACGGAACTACACTAGGAAGTGTTACTGCTAGTAACGTAGTTGCAGTAGATTCAAATAAAGATATTACTGGATTCAGAAACATTGATACAACTGGAGACATTACTTCATCTACAGACATAATTGCTGGAAGTGAATTCGTAATCGGAAATGCAAGAATAGATGAAACAGATTTAGAAAAAATCGATGACCTAACAAACGGAACTGTAATTGCTAGTAAAGTAGTTGCAGTAGATTCAAATAAAGATATTACTGGATTCAGAAACATAACACTTAGTGGAGAACTTGACGCAGGTTCTTTAGATATTAGTGGTAATGTTGACATCGATGGCGATGTAGATATTGCTGGTGATTTAACATTCCAAGTAGGTGGTGCCACTGTATCTTTCCAAGAATACGCACAAGACAAAGTATCGGGTCTATTAGACCATAGTTCTCATACAAACATTACTGCATCTTATGACGATGTTGCTGATAAGATTCTACTAAATGCACCACCATTATATGGAGATGATGATGTCGCTGCTTTGACAGTGGGTGGTACTGGTATTACCGAAACGTACACTGGAGATGGAAACACATTGAGATTTGATACCGACCCAGGCGATGGGTTAACACACTCAGGCAGTGGTGTTGGTGATAAAATTAAATTGGATTATGAAATAGTGTCGAGCGCACCTACATCTGTAGGGAGTACGGAAGTTGGGCACATATGGTTTGTGATATGATATGTCTGAAGAATTATTTGTAAATATAGCAACAGAGGTACAGCAACCATACATTGCCCGTGTCCCTGTAAATGCTCAACAACCGAACATTCGAACAATGGAAGTTCAGGGCCCTGCATCGGGTCGACAACCATCAACATATCAGTATAGGTCTCCATTTATATACAACAATCCTGTAAGCGCACAGGAACCTAATATTAGAGATGCACGTCAACCTTTTACCTATACAAGACAAGGTCAGACACCAACAACTTATCAACATAGAAGTCCATTTACGTATGCAAGACAGGGACAGCAACCTGCGATATATCAACATCAACAACCATATCCATACATTGCAGCTGCCCAGTCAAACGAGACTAAGTCTGCACAACAACCATATCCGTATATAGCAAATGCAAGACAGCCTGGGTTTTATCAGCATCCCAGTCCTTTTACTTATCAGAATCCTGTAAACGCACAAGAACCAAACATACGTGATGCACAGGTGCCGTATCCGTACATTGCAGCTGGACAAGAACCAAATATTAGAAGTCAACAAGAACCTAATATTAGAAACAGTCAAACACCTTTCACCTATAGAAATCCAGTGAATGGACAAGAGCCTAATATTAGACAGGCACGTCAACCTTCAGAATATCAACATAGGTCACCGTTTACGTACAATCATAGAAGTCCATTGACTTATGACCACCAGTCTCCGTTCACTTATAGAAACCCTGTAAGCGCACAGGAACCTAATATTAGAGAGGCAAGACAACCTGCGATATATCAATATAGAAGTCCGTTCACTTATCAGAATCCAGTGGATAGTCAGACTCCGTTTACATATCAACTGAGAACTCCTTTCACATATAGGAATCCTGTAGACGCACAACAACCTACGATTAAGAGTGCTCAACAACCGTATCCATACATTGCAAATGGACAAACACCGTTTACTTATCAATATAGGTCACCGTTTACGTATGCAAGACAGGGCCGAAACCCGTTTACTTATTCTTTGCAAACACCAGCAACTACATCACAACAACAACCTTTGATTGCTCAGAGACCTTACATATTTGATGGTATCGATGGGGATGATTCAAATCCAACTGGAACTACAATTTGGGGCCCTGGCAACCCAGCTGCTACACTTGCTAACGCTGGGGCAACTCCAATGCTCCCAGTCTCTCCAACCAGAGCCTGGAATAAAGAAGTCAATACTCAGTCTGGTAGCGCTTGCAATACCAAAGTTGCTATGGAATTCTTTTATAATGGAACAACAGCAGCTACTGTTAAGGCCAAATGGTACGGCATAGAGAGTACAGATACTTCCCACGCCCCTACATATTCAGATACTATAAACCATCATTCCCCAGCAGG